GCAGGTCAGACAGGCTATATACCCCCTGTAACTATACTGACAGAATATTTTAGGTAGAGATACCTATACAAAGGACTAAGAAAATTAATAAACCTGGGGTCAGTAGACCCACAGTTTTATTAATACTGCCGTGCAGTACTGCTATAGCAGGATGACTGTATGTGCATACTGTCTGCCTGACCGCAAACAAACTAACTGCGGGGGCTGATAGAATAAATATATCTATCCGCCTATAAACTAATGCCTTGGCAATGGTGTTTAACCCTCACCACTGCAATCGCACTGACTGGTCGGACCGAAGGCTGTCCGCCCGCAGTGAACCGCGGTCTCGCCTGTCGCAATCGGATACCAAGCCTTATGGGCTATGGCATCCTCATGCTGACATGCACTCAGCCCTCATCTCTCGTCAGACTGTCGGCGCTGTTCTGTATTGCGTATTGCTAAAGCAATGGCAACACAGCCCACGCAACGCCATTCTCAGACGAGTCCTCCTACGGCGGGACTAGCCTATCGGGGTTTCCAGCCTTGGCAAGTCAGACAAGAAGCCAAAGCGTTGGCTTCTAAGACTGTCTGACGCTTGATGATAACGATTTGATAACAATCATAAAGCCGATTGTGTATCAAATTGTTATAATCTGCGACCATTGCCAAGCCGAGTGCCGTGAGTCTATAGTCAGGACTTCTATGGAAACTATGAGGTAACCCGTCAGCCTGAATTCATATGGAAAGACTATGAATTCAAAGCATGGCTGACTAAGAACGCCTTCCCAAAAACGGGGAAGCCGTCCGTTCCCTCAACCCGATTGTCTATTCCCGTATTAACAACTGGTTGATACCTAGAGAACAAAGGATATAAGATGAACGAAGTTACATACTCAGAAGACTCACTCACCATCAGCAATGTCTGCCCTGAATGTATCGCGCAAGAGCAATTGTGCACAGATTGCGTAGAACTTGCAGACGCAAGACTAACAGACAGAGCCTACGAACTAGTAGACGAAGGCAACCTGCAATACAAACATCAATGGTTGCTAACCACAGAGCCAAGCGGACACGATTGGATAGGCGCTATCGTAAGGGTAGAACCGTACTTCGTATTCGCTACCCAGACATGGGAAGATACCCGTGCAGAATACAAAGAACCCACCGTCTGCCTGCAGGACGGCGGGGTCTATGAAGAATTATGGGAGTTGGAAGACATGAGACAGCGTGCACGCGAGACAGAGTGCCAATGGTGTCACATACTAACACCCAAAATGTTCAACGACTGTCAATCATGTGACAAACCACTAGAACTAAATGTAAGATAAAGTAAACAGGCTGGTAGCCCTGCGCCTTGCGACAGGGCTACCTGCCAAGTACAAAACTAATCAGAAACTAACATAGGAGAGAAAATGCACAACGAAGTCACAATCACAGGCACAATCAAGAACATCAAGACATATAAGAACGAACGCGGAACACTACTCACAGGCTGGCTTGACCAGCGTGATGTGAGCCGTATGGCTGATGGCACTGCAGACCGACAGGTATATGTAGTCGGTATGAACATCATTGCACTAGATGATTCCACCGTAGGTGAAATCCTAGGCGTGAGCAAAGCAGGAACAGAAGCAACAGCACCAATCACAGTGACAGGACGGTTAGTTACAAAGTTTGACCGCCGTCAGAATATCGAAGAGAGCAAGCGCCGAGCACCATTCGCGCAACTAGAAGTACATGCAGTAGAGGTTACAGCCTAAAACACAGGAGGGTGGGTGGCTAGCAATAGTCACTCACTCTCCCTTTTTTTATTGCGCCAGGTACCGTAATCGGTAGCAGGGAACAAGTTTTATTTATATCACATACAAAGGAGACTGACATGTATTTAACTACAGGAGATATGATAGGCATAACTATTGCGCTATCATCATCTATCTTTATTATAGTAATAACTACGATTGCAAACTATCAGATACAAAAAGAAAATAAATTCTTGCGTACTAGGCTAAGAGTACAACGCGAGTATTGCAGAGAACAACATGTAAAGGTACCATTCTAATGACATTGACAGAAGCAATAGAGTCGATAGAATATGGCATGTGTTCTATATGTAAAGCACAACATGAGTTCCCTAATGTTAAGTGCGATTACATGGACGGACACATAGATGAAAATGGTATCTACTATTCAGGAGGGGTGATGTAATGGGACTAGACATGTATTTATATCAGAAAGAAACCAGTGAAGTAGCATACTGGCGTAAGGCTAATGCTATTCATGGTTGGATTATAAACAACAGTGGTGCAGTAGATGACTGCACACCTATCCATATCAGCAAGAATACTCTCATCCAATTGAGAGATGATTGCCAGAAGGTATTAGAAGAAGGTGACGCAGATACAGCACTAGAATTACTACCACCTAGCAGTGGATTCTTCTTTGGTAGTAGTGAACTAGATGATTGGTACTGGGATAATATTAAAGAAACAGTTACAAAACTAACTGAGATTATAGACAATACAATTGATGACCAAGAGTTCGAATATCACGCGAGTTGGTAAAGGAGAATACAATGACAGAGCCAAGAGAAGATGATGACATATCACTAGACAAAGACAGTGAGTGCGAAGACTGCGGTAACTTTATGTTCGAGTGTGTATGCAGTACACCAGACGAACCATTTGATGTGGTCTATGCTGACTAGTATCCTAAGAAAATACTTTGCAAGTATAAGCATAGCCGTGCTTACATTTGCTAGCATGATAGGCATACCTATCAAACAACTAGCACATCAACCAGACTATGACCCATGTCGTATTGAGTTAGGTCCTACAGTATGGAGTAAGCAAAAGGCTAAGGCTTATGCCCTTGCATACATGAAACTACATCATCCAACATGGACTAAGGCTGAGTGGCGTTCACTTAATAAACTATGGGGCAAAGAGTCAGCATGGAATATGTATGCGGATAACCCTGAGTCCAGTGCGTATGGTATTGCACAAATTCTAAACACTGAACCTGGTACTCCAGCCCCTCTCCAAATTGAGAAGGGGCTGTCGTATATTGTTCATCGTTACGACAAGCCATCAATAGCATGGGCACACCATAGAAAGCATGGCTGGTATTGACATGAAATCATATTACATTATACAATGTGAAATAGAAGTCGAAGCAAGTGATGACGACACAGCGTTGTCATTACTAATAGACACCATAGGATTCAGTGGATTTAAAATGATTCGCTGGATAGATACATCACTATCAGAAAGAGAGAGAGCAAATGCAGAAGACAATGACAATCAATGACCGACTCGTAGAGTTGGGCACACTAGAAGAGAATGAAGCAATATCAGTCCAGCGTGTAGGCGCACGACTAGTTGATGAATTCTTAGGTTCATACCCAGCACCAATCCACAATGATGAGATAGTAGCAAATGTTTTGTACTATCTAACAGACATTCAAGTGCGTGACTATGCACTTGGATTGCTTGGTCAATACAGTGACCGCCGTATTGAATTAGCGCTGACTTATCTAAGAGATGTAGCACCAACAGATACTATCTATATCAATGCACCATCAACATTACTTGCCGTGTTATACTATGAACAAGGCAATAAAGCAGATGGATTTCTTACGCTATCAAATGCGCAAGAAGACTACTCACTGCGCTTACTACTTGACCGTGTATTCAAATCAAACTGGGACATTGGAGGATTCGCACGCATGCGTGCAGAACTACATCCTATAGTAACAGCAAAAATCTTTGGAGAGGACAACTAATGCTACAAGTTAGCGAAGAATATAATAATCAAGTTGTAGCCAAGATGAACAAACAGGCTTGGGTACAAGCAGGCACTGCTGTCAATGCTGGCTCTGCATCAGAGGCTGCACGACAGGCTGGGCTTGACTGGACTGTACAATTAACAGACATATACTCACAACGTGAAGTACCTGTCAGTGGTCTAGAAAGTTGGACAGAAAAACTAATTGTTCCAAAACGACAAGCCGTTGTAAAGATTATGCCTGGCTGTTCAATAGCAGATGAAGTTATAGGTGTAGTCGGTGACAAGTACAAGGTAGTGCAAAACATGGAAGTATTCTCTGCACTAGACGCACTGGTTGATTCGGGTGACGCACGGTATACAGCAGCAGGTGAGTACAACAATGGTGCTAACATCTGGATGGTAATGGAACTACCAGTTGGAGTAACCGTAGCGGATGACCCACATGCTGCCTTCTTACTAGTACAATCATCACATGATGGCTCATGTGCAGTACGTATTCGTCCTATCATTGAGCGTTTGTATTGCGCTAATCAAATCAATCGCATCATCAAAGGTAAGCATAAGAATGCATACACCTATGTTATGAAGCACACTACTAACTCTGAGTTGTCAGTCAATGACATACGCAACATCACTCAGTTAACTTATGATTCTATTCAACAGTATGAAACAATAGCAAGTACGCTATTGCAAGTTGAGGTTGATGAACGTAAAGTTAAGAACATCTTCAAGGCTGTATGGGCACTACCATCAGAGATTGAAGAAGCACCCGACCATTTACTATCACAAGGTCAACGCCGTCAACGCACCATTGCGCTCAATGGACGTGACTCAGCATGGAATATTTACAGCCAGTCACCTACACAGGAAAACATCAGAGGCACAGCCTTTGGTGTATGGCAGGCAGTCATTGAACATGCCGACCATCATGCTTCTGGTGGCTCTGACAAGCGTGCCATTGCCACCATCAGCGGACGCAATGACCGCATCAAAGACAAAGCACTAGAGTTAGTGCTTGCTTAAATTTCCACACACATGGATAGAAATCCATAAACGTGGATACGCATAACTTGTATAGTCATATCCTTAGACAATACAAGGGACGTTTCACTGGGTTGCTCCGCCAGTGGCGAACACGGAGCACACACAAACAACGAGAGGGAAACATGAACACAATCCAAGTAACAACAGCAGAAGGTACAGTAAACTATACAGAAGCAGAAGTACTGCACTTTATGACAAGGTCAAAGGAACTCAACGTATATGCAGAAGAAGTTGACAACAAGCGGAAAGAACTCCGTAACCTACGTAATGAAGTCCGTGATTTCTTCAGTGAAGGTGAATGGTCAAACGGTGAGCAGACAGTCAACAAGCCTGAAGTCAATGACTTGCTCGAACGTATCGGCAGCGACAAACTTACAACCAAATACAGAGGAACCTTTACTATCACAGGTTCATTCAATGTTGAAGTAGAAGATGAAGATGAGATTCAAAGTATCATTGAAGATAATACTGATGTCTCAAACTATTCTGCTGACATGGAAGTAGAAGGTATTGAAATCTTTGACATCGAAGAAGACAACTAATGACCTCAGCGTACTTACCATACAATGGTACTGCTGGTTGGTCAGGTACAGATACATCTGAGCAGAGAGCATTAGATAATATCCAATCTGGTCGTGAGTTAAATAACCAACAAAAAGCATTACACCTATTAAAACATATGGGTAAATTAGGGCTAACTTGGAAAGAGTTAGCACAAGAAACAGGATGGCATCACGGTACGGCAAGTGGCGTGTTGTCAGTACTGCATCAATCAGGCGCAATCGTACGACTATACAGTGCACGCAATAGGTGTAAAATATACGTACATCAAGATTTCAAAGATGATGTTAAGTATGTTGTATATAAAAAGCCTGAAAGATTTTGTCCGCATTGCGGCAATGACATCAACGCATAGTCCGTCAACTATGTGATATGATGGGACAACTAGTAGGGCGGTAGGTTTTGGCTCTCTCCTTGTCCTACCCCTTACTAGTATCTAATCAAAGGAGAAACATGGCAGAGGTAGAAATACCAAGAGATAGATACGGTAGACCTATGGTTGTACCACCGAAAGGTGGTAAGCCAGTACCTTACACACGGACTACTACAGTTGCAGGTTCACTAGATGATGGCACTGGATTAGTAGCATGGAAGTTACGTATGGCAGCAGCAGGATTAACACTGCGCCCTGACCTATTGCTAGCAGCATCAGCACATAGAGATAATAAGTTAGAGATGGACAAGTTAGTAGAAGATGCAATGGAAGCAGCAGGTGCTACTACTCAAGCAACTATTGGTACTGCACTACATACATTGACAGAAAAGTATGACAGAGGTGAAGACCTCGGTGTTATACCAGAAGATTATGTTGCAGACATTCAAGCATATGCAGATGCAACTCGACAGTTCGAGAATATAAACATTGAACAGTTCTGTGTGCTAGATAAGTTTAAGATTGCTGGCACACCTGACCGTATCGTTAGATACAAAGGTGAGTTATATATCTCTGACCTCAAGACAGGTAGCATTTCATACCCAAACAAGATTGCTATGCAGTTAGCAGTGTATGCACACGGCTTGCCGTACGACCCTGCTACGGCAACCCGCGGTAGTTGGGGAAATGTCAATCAAGAAAAAGGAATCATTGTCCACTTACCTGCGGGTAGTGGTAAATGTGAGATACACTTTGTTGACATCAAGCAAGGATGGAAAGGTATAGAACTAGCAATGAAAGTTCGTGCCTTCCGAGATACAAAAAAATCCCTAGTAACACCAATAATCAAGGAGTAACATGACACATAGCGAAGCACCAATCAGTATCACAGTTAAATCACCAGCAGGTTCTTTAGTTACAGTACGTGCTGACAATGCAGAAGAACTAGACCAGACAGTTGCACTAACAGTAGCGTCACTATCATCTGCAGTAGTAGAACTAGAAGCAGCAGTGCGTGGCACCAATGCAGCAGTGCCACCTAACCCAACAGTTGCAGGCATTGCATCACAGTTTGGTGCAACAATAGTTGCTGAGACATCAGCACCATCATTTGTATCTCCAGGAGCAGGCGCACGTCAGTGTCCTCACGGTACAATGACACGCATCCATGGCATGACTGGTAAGTTTGGTCCATACAAGGGACACTTCTGCCCTGCTAAACAAGGAGACCCAACCAAGTGCACCACAGTATATGTTAAGGCAGGTTCAGCAGAGTTTGCTTCATTCACAGCAGACCAAACAAAGGCATAAATGAAAACATTACGCCGTAGTATCGGTAAGCCAGAGGTGGGGGGAGAACCATTACCCCCACCTTTTCAGGCTTTTCAACGTGAAGGTATCATCTTGCGTAGAGCAGAAGTCACAGTCATAGCAGGTACTCCAGGCGCAGGTAAGTCATCTATTGCATTACATATCGCAGCAAGATTAAAACAACCAACACTATACTTTTCTGCAGATACTAATGCACATACAATGGCAATGCGTTTGCTTGCTATGAAAGCCAAGATTACACAGCAAGAAGCAGAGTACATGCTTAAGACAGATGGAACTAAAGCAGAAGAATATCTGCGTGAGTTCTCTGGTATGTACTGGTCCTTTGAACCATCACCTACACTTAAAGATTTAGATGATGAAGTCTCAGCATTTGAGACTATGTGGGGCAGAAGCCCTACTCTTATAGTCGTAGATAATCTTATGGACATAGCCATTGATGGACACGAAGAATTTGCAGGTATGCGACAAGTTATGAAAGAGTTAAAGTTCTTAGCCCGTGATACCAATGCAGCAGTACTTGTGCTACACCATACTCAAGAAGGTTCAATGGGCTATCCTTGCCAGCCACGCTCAGCGTTGCAAGGTAAGGTAGCGCAGATACCAGCAATGGTATTAACAATAGGACAGATGATGCAAGGACAGGATGCATACTTGTGTGTAGCCCCAGTTAAAAATAGATATGGTAAGGCTGACCCAACAGGTAATACTTATATATCTTTATCATTCGACCCAGCATCTATGTATCTTGAAGACATAGTGCGTGACTATAGACAGGTGGAGATGACAGTATGAAAGTAACAGAAGAAAGAGCAATAAGAGAACTCATCTGTAGTATATGTGATGATTGTTTAAAGTCATTAACAAAATGTCAATGCGAAAAACAATATGAGTAGTGCAGCCAAGGCTAAAGGCAGTGGAGCAGAGCGAGATGTAGTTAAGTATTTAAAAGAATGGTTTCCATATGTAGATAGGCGATTGGCTGGTGCTACGCTAGACAAAGGTGACATCAGTGGTATACCTGGAGTTACAATTGAAATAAAGAATCATGCCAAGATGAACTTGGCTGGATGGACAGAAGAATTGTTAACCGAGATGGCTAACGATAAGGCTTGGACAGGCGTGGTGTGGCACAAACGTAAAGGGAAGCGGAGCCCTAGCGAGTGGTAC